GCGCAAAGCGGACCACGCCGCGACCGATGAAGCCGCTGGCGTCGGGGTTGATCATTTCGTGCATGATCTCGACGTCGGGGATGTATTCCGGTTTTTCGGTATTGGAGAAGCGGACTTCGTACCACAGCCGCCCGGTCTCTTTTTCGATGACGGGACGGGTGATATCGGCTGGCAGGATGAGTAGCTGTTGGGGGAAGACGGGCGGACGCCAGACGTAGGAGTTGCCGTGGAAAAGTTTCCACTGCATCTTGACCTGCTTGAACTGGAAGGGTGTCCAGCCCCATTGGTTCGGGCTGACTTCCATCAGGTAGGGGATGTTGTATAGTTTGGGGTCCGGTTCGACGCGGCTGATGTTCCCATCGACACGCGCGAACTGCTGGAAGGGCATCATGGCGACATCGTCGATGATGGTGTTGGCGGCGCGGTAAAAGGTGGAGAGTGTTTGCGATCGCTCGACGTTGACGAACTCGCCCGCCGCAGTTTGTTCGCCGTAGGTGGAGATGAATTCTTTGCGCGGGGAGTTGGTGTTATCCACCTGGACGGGCGCAGTTTTGATGGACTCTTTTGCGGCTTTGGAGATGATCATGCGTTATATTTTCCAAAGAGCCAGCCCCATGCGATGGCGGCAATGCCAGCGGCGATCCATGCGGCGGGAACGTATATTTGGGCAATACCCCACACAATGCAGGCACAGCCCGCAAGGGTGAGGATGTCGTCAAGGTAGGAGATAAACTTTTTCAGCATATGGCTAAAACGCGAAAAACCCGATCCAATCCTTTTGGGATTGAATCGGGTTGCAGGTCCGACGATGGGTGAAAATTACACCCGCTCAGTTGTTAGTTGGATTTTAGCACGATGGATAATGAATGACAAGAGGAGATTTGTTACAGTCTCCTGACTGTCAGCTTTTTGAGTATCACGTTGACATTGCCATCGCGGGTGAAATGGAGTTGTTCGATGTGCCAGGGCTTGGGACGAAAAACCTTGTAGCGTTCGCGTTCGGGGTCGAAGTATTCCCATGTGATTTCGGTGACGTGGTTGCAGTGGGTGGGGTCATGCAGGAATACTTCGCTGGCTCCGTGGGGACATTCGATGTCGATCGGGGCGTCCGGTTTTAGGATGCGCCAGCATTCGTTCATGAAGTTGATGAAGGGGAAGATGGTCCCTTTTTCGGTGACGCAGACAGGCGGGATGTGTTCGACGATGTGCCAGGCATGCGCTTCGTCCACGCTTTCCGCTGCGATGGGGAAGGGATGGATGTTGATGTCGTGAACGATGTCGACTCCGGGCAGGCGTTGGATGTCCATGCCGGTCCAGTCGGTTCCGTTCTTGTGGTTGCCACAGGCGATGTCTAGTTTCATGTTAGCCCGCTTCATCGTTAGGGACAAACAATTTACAGTGGCGAGCAGTATTATGAAGAATAGTAATTGGAAAACCATCATCTTCGCCAAATAAAAATTCACCATCTGAACATTCAATATATGGATTGTCCAGTGCTCCATCTTCTTCACGTCCCCAATCACCCAAACTACCCCGCAATTTAGCGCAACAAAGACACGATGCAACATGATCTCCATGTTGATTAATAATACTCACATCTTGATTCTTGATATCAATGTCTGACATTTTTTTATTCTCCTTATGCCAAGAGATGGGCTGATGGTCTGCGTTACCGACGAGTACACGTCAGGATGACATGGGAAAGAGTGATTGAAGTGGTCCGCTGATGGCTTGCAGGCGTTCGGGATGAGGGCAGAGATTGCGGAATTCTTCCAGCCAGGGACGCATGAGATCATTGGTGCTCATGGTGGGGACTTTTACCGGGTCATAGTTATCATGACAATATTTTACCTCTCCCTGGTATAGATCCATGCCGCAAAGATAAACAGGGTTGCATCCGAGATACAGCCCCAGCCAGGCGGCGGTGGTGGCAGAGTTGTTGCCGCGCCAGTAGGGCACGTCCATTTTGACATCGCCGAAGGGTTCGGTCTCCGGGCAGATCTTGATGACATCATAGGTCTGGACGGCGTGCATCATTTGCGAACTTGTGCGCGGGTCATCGAGATAGACCATGAAGTGCGGTTGCAGTCCGATCTCATGGGCATGGTAGTTGACGGCGATCAGGATGGAGTTGCGCGGAATCTGTTCAATGTCTTTACGCAGGGACGGTCCACCACCGAGTACGGCAGCGGGACGGGAGGGGTGGAGGTCGTGGAAGGAGGAGAGGTTCATAGGGGGTAGATGGGCAGAGGGTCAAAGGACTAAAACCCCAACCCTTCCAGGCTTGCGGAGCTGGCTTCGCGCAGGCTGGCAATCCTGGTGAGGGGGGTGATGGCAGCGGCGAGCAGGTCAACACGTTTGGTGGAACCGGCATATTTTTTCGTGATCATGATGTTCTCTTTTGCATCGGTGATCTGGATGGCGTTGGCAATGTGGGCGCGCAGGATGGGACTGCCATCATGCACCAGTTTGCCCGCGATGACCAACTCGCGCAGGAGTTTAGTGGATTCACTCAGCCCGAGCATGGTCTGCCGCACTTCGACAGTTTTATAACCATCATCTTGAAACAAGGTCGAGAGCAGGGTCGCCTGGTAGGGGTCATAGCAAACCTCATGCACGCGCAGGGTGCCATCATTTTCCGACTCTTGCGCATATTCCTTGATCTTGAGCTGGTCCACGATGTCGCCGGGGGTGAGTGTGATCCAGCCGTTCTCGGCATAGTCACGATAGGGGATCTTGTCGGTGCGTTCGTGTGCCGCGATCGCTTCTTCGGGCAGGAACCCGCGAGCGGTGAGGGCGACGCGCTCTTCGTCCAGGGCGAAGATAAAGTCACAGGCGGTCAGGTCATCCCTTTTGGAAAGATCAAGCCCCACGTTGGCGATCATCCCTTTTGTGAGTATTTTGAATTCTTCGCGCGGAATGGCGCAGGCATCCCATTTCTCCATAAAGTCGCCCATGTAGGAATCGCCCTTACCGCCATGCACCCAGCGGTTGAGTTTTTTGATGCGGAAGTTGCGCACCTTTTCGGGGTTCTTGGAGTTGAAGGCTTCGTCGTGAACGCGTTGGAATTCAGCCAGGTCTTCAGCGTTGGAGCAGAGCAGGGGGTTGGCTTTGCCCCAGTTGGCGGGGTCGTGTTCATCGTCCTTTTTGTCGAGCTCGCGGATCATGACGAAGTACTGGTCGTTGGGGATGGTGCCACCAACGATCTCCCTGCAGTATTCGATCTCCTTGTAGCAGGGCGATTCGACATCGTTGCCCGCGGTGGTGATGATAAAGATGAGCGGCTGGGAGCGCTGTCCCTGTGCAGAGTCGATCACGTCATAGATGGCGCTGGTCTTGTGGGCGTGATATTCGTCAATGACAGAACAGGTGGGGGAGAACGAGTCTTTGTTTTCGAGCTCACCCGAGAAGGCGATCATTTCTCCGCCGCGTTCCTTGTGGTGCATTTCATAGAGCCCGATCTTGAGACGCTTGCTGATGTTGCGCGATTTCTTTGCCATGTCGCGCGCGGAGTTGAAGCAGGTGCGCGCCTGTTTCTTATCGACGGCGGCGGTGTAGACTTCGGGGTTCTGCTCCATGTCACCGACCATCATGTAGAGGGCGATGCCCGCGATGCGGGTGGTCTTGGCGTTCTTGCGTCCTTCGGTGATGAGCGCCTTGCGGAATCTGCGGATGCCGCATTTCCGTCCGTTGGTGCGGGTGATCTGTTTGGTGCGATGCACCCAACCGAAGATACATCCGATGTCGAAGACGTGGGCAGGGATGAGTTCGATGGGTTTGCCCACGATCTCGGATTTGCCTTTGACGTGGACGAGCCCGGCGAACCAGTCGATGGCGACGAAGGATGCCTGGACTTCGTCGAAGATCCACGGGAATTTCGGGTCCTTCTGCGGGACGGCTTTGTGCGTGGCTTTTCGCACGCGCGCGGCTGTTGGTTTGTCCAATTGCCCGGCGCGGGCAAGGTCATGCAGGTGACGCAGACATGCCAGCCGTTCGGTATGTCCGACCGTGATGGTGCGTTCGACCGCAGAGAGGGCGTAGGAGGTGACGGGGTGCATGGGTTGGGGGTTTAGCTATTAGAATAATGTGGTTTGAATATTGGGTGAGAGCCAAAGACATTCAACCCTTTTTGAGCCGTGGCCATTCCCAGATCCACCATTTGCAGACTTCGCCATTAGACGAAACCCTTCATAAAGGTTTTTGTATAATTCACTGGCATAACCACTCAAGACAACTTTCCCTTTCAGGGTCTTTATAAGACCCGCAAGCATCAAATGCTGCTCTTCCCCAAGCATTTCGTTTGCATAAAGGACCGAAGAATCACTACGCGTCGAACTCAAGTAAGGCGGGTCCAAATAAAACAACGTTTCTTCGCTGTCATATTTTTTGATAATATCGAAGGCATCAAGGTTGTTGATCACGACTCCCTGAAGCCTGGTTGTGAAATATTTGATCGCTTCTGGATATCTCATCCATCCCTGTGCCGGAACAACCCCAGATTTATTGTGCTTTGAATATCGAAAACCGCAGTTTCTAAAAATACTATCAGATCCAATCCCGGCAAATGAGCGGAATATCATTCGCCTAGCCTTCTCGATCGGTTCGTCGCATGGTTCAAAGGCGGCATTATATTCTTCCAATGCAAATGGAGTTAGCCTGCACAACTCTTCCAATCGCCCAGCCTGATCAGGATCTCGAAGAACCCGGAAAACATTTACAACATTACTATTTAAATCGTTATATATCTCTCCGGTTGAGCGACCCTTTGCCATCAACACCGATGCGGCCCCACCAAATGGTTCGACATATAAATTGTGTGATGGAAAATGGCTAATAACCCAATCGGCAATTCTGTATTTTCCACCAGGGTACCTGAGAACTGGACGAGTAATCACATTAGATTCCTTTCAATGGTAGCAATGTCGGTCCGACGGCTTGCGTTACTTGCTATGCGGGTCATCCCACACAATACGCCCACGCGCAATAACTTTCAGTTTGGGCATCTTGTAAATTTGCCCGTCATCTAGCATAGTCGGCTCCATGCCTTGTTGGGCGGCCTCTTTAAGTGCGTCAACAACATTGACAAACAATATAGATATTTCTACCAACGTGCCGCCGTGTTTTCGTTGATATATTTTCATGGCTTCCATTGCTTCACCATCCATGATTACCTTCTTTTTTCGGGCAGTCCGCCGAACGGTTTGCGTTACCTGCGTGTGGCACAGGTAACTGTCCAATTATGACCGCAGCCTGCCACACGTCAGGTGCACGCGGTGTTGGAAGGCGTATCAGATCCACCCGATCATTGGTTTTCCTTGATAGCCACGCTCCCAAACAAACCAGGCGAAAGCAATCATTCCGCCGTTTTGAAGTTCTTCACCATTACGGCTCATGGAAAGGCGCTCACTGAAAACATACACGCTTTTTAGAGGTGTAGTTGGCAACCACAAACCGCGACCCTTTGTTTCCAGAAAAGCCAACTTGCAAAGCAATGCGAGTTTTTCACACCCAAGAGCTAATGCACGATCTGCAAACTCTTGAGCCAACCTGAAAGGCGGATTTGTGACAACGTTGGGCGCAAGCAATGAGCCAAAGAAAAAGAAATCACCTTGTGTACCATATCCACGCGGCTCAAGGTCTGTACTTGTTATTGAATAACCAGCGGACTCTAATACCTTGCTCATTGAACCATCGCCGCAAGCAGGCTCCCAAATATTGCCAATGAAAGATTCAAACTTCAATAAACCAAGCGTGCCTTCTGGCGGCGTTGGATAAAAATCATTCTCTGGTCTGCCACCATCGTTGTTTGAACCGATGATGCTCTGCGCTCTTTGAACTGAAGTCAACATTTCTTAGCCTTCCAACGGCTTGCGTTACTGGCGGCGGTTGACGCGCTCACCACAAACCATGCACTTATTTGAACCGCTCAATACCAAGTGTTGCCCAGCTTTACAGCCGTCCAGTGCACGCCTTGTTGGGCGGCGTTTGCCATCTATCGACATGAGAAATTCGGCGGCTTGCTTTGGTTTTAGGAAACGCTTCTCGTATGGCTTGCTTCCATCGTGCGGGATTACTGTAATTCTTATCATTTCAAAACCTTTCTCTGTTGAGCAGTCCGCCCAAC